GACAACTTCCAAATCGTCGCGCGACAACTCACTCGGGGCCCACGTCAACGGGTCTCTAACAGTGTACCGGCTTTGAGCTAGCAAGGGGGTGGCGCCAATCACCTCTCACGGCTTACGGAGACTTTCACTCCTACAAGCAGTGGCTTACCTGGGATGCACCTACTAGACGTGCTTCCAATCATCATCAATCAGCAGTTTGGGACGCGCGTTGAACACCTCCATCTGCTTCGTGAGCCTGTCTTCGAGCTCATAAAGGTGGGGGTATCGTGAACGCATCTTGATCTGCGCAAGTCCACTCGTCACCGGGGTGATGGTGATCGTGTTGTAACCAACACCTGCTCCAGCGATAACGAAACCGCTGAACAGGAGGGACTGATTGGTGGTCGCAGCTTTGACGCGAAAGGCTAAGTCGTAACTAGCGGTATTGCTACCGCTGCCGATCGCGAAGCTGGTCGCGTCATTGCCAGCAGCACCCTTGAAGATTGCGTAGGACTCGAGATCGACTCCCAGCGTGAGGGACGGCTGTGTGACCGTGGCGTTAGCAGCCTGTTCAAGGTTGATAATCCAGGTCGAGCCGACCGGCAGAGGCTGGAGAGAGTCGAGGTCGATCTGCAAGGTAGATGCACTGGCTGTAACGTCGAACGGAAGCGACGATCCAGCACGCGTTGTGTAGGTATTGGTACCCACTGGACCTGCCGGCGCAGCAACTGTGGTCGCCGCGTACTTTACCGCTGAAGCCACGGTGGCGTGGCTTAGGTGCTCAGCGATAGGCATCATAAACTCGACTTCATACGTGATCCAAAGCTCACCGATGTCGGATGTTCCATCGGCTTGGCCTTGATTGATGACGTCGATAATGCAATGGTCAAAGAACTGGGCGTTAGCCCCCACGGGTAGGTCGCCAAATCGCACGTTCAGAGCGACGACGGCCATCTGTGAGGGTTTGCACTCAATTGGCATTGCCATTTGGTCCATGGGGCGCCCAGCAACCGCTCCAAAAGTCACTTCTGACTGTTGGAGGGATTGGGGCGCTCCTGTCGATAGGTCGTAACGCGTTGAAAGCGACACTCTACCGCCAGCATTCGTGCTCAGGGGAGTCACAGCTGGGATCCACTCAATTATAGCGCCGTGGACTTTGTAGCGCTGCCACGCACCAGCAATCTCGGACAACCAAGGGAATACGGACAATCCCGGGTTGAGAGTGATGGAGGTGCGTTGAAAGGCGTTCGACGATCTGATAACCCCTAAGGGCTCTCGGTGTTGGATCAGATTCGCGTGGTTCTTAGTGTTCGAAAACTGCGGAACCATAGACGCAGCAGAGTACAGAGAGTTCTGTTCGACCGGCGCGCCAGGCAATAGATAGTCACCATTTCCTACTACGGATTTGATGGCGTCCTGTGCTCGGCTTGCCAGCCAATCTGTGCCCTTGTAAAGACCTTGGCCAAGGATTTTCTTGGCGAATCCCTTGATGCCCTTCCAGGCATCAGAGAAGAAATCACCTTTTCCTTTCACTTGGCCAGTCTTTTTGATGGCCTTGACCAGCTTGTTCACGCTGGTCTTTTTGGAGGACATTTTGGGCTTGGACTTTACCATTTTGCACGGGCTGCGTTAACACTTGTCCCGAGAAACAAGTGTTTGTGTGATGGCCACAACGCGCAGCCCCAGTGACCTCATTCAGCGTCGATGGCGATCACCTTCTCGAGTAGTGGGTGGTACATGAACTCGTACAACCCTACTTCTGATAAATAGCGCTCGCAATCGACTATCTCCGCATAGTTGGTGTCGTAGACGTGGGCAAAGTGCTCGTAAGTCTCGGAAGTGGCATCGTATGAACGGGCTGCCATAGGCTTCCAATCTTCAAACACCGCTTTCGCCTGGACACCCTGGGTGAGTTCTAGGATGCGTCGCACCAGCACACCAAGGAGAGGTATGTGGTTTGCTAGGTTGCGCATTCCCATGGCTACACCACGGAGTTTCTGAACGGGGTAGGGGTCAAACTCAATGTCGATGCCGATTTTTGCGATCTGGCGACCAGCCTTCGGACCCCAAACGAATAGGGATCCCACACGGTAAAAGCGTCCGCTCAAGAAAGTGGCCTTTTCAGGGGTCGTCCACTTTGACTTGGCGCGGTAGCCAAACTCGATAAGGCGGTCCGGATCGACATCGAAAGCCGGGTGGATGGCGTTGAGCCCATCATCACCAGCCTGCATGATGCCCAAAGGGTGGTTATGCGACTCGGACAGTTCATATTCGTTGTAGTGGGCCTGCAACGGACTGAGTCCTTCAGGGATCCACGCTGCCAACTTGTTCATCACTATGTTCTTAGTGTTGCCAATGGTGGTCTCGTGAGATCCAGTGCACAGCGTTCCATCTACGCAGGCCCAAGTGCCGTCATTGCCATGAAGCACGCATTTTGGGTACTGCGCGCGGATGGCTTTTTCAACTTTGGGCTTGACGTAAAAACGCTTGTAGATAAGGGCAGTGGCTTTGAGGACTTTCGCATGGTAGCTAGAGTCGCAGCGGCTCATATCTTCCTCCAAAAAGATGTAGCCGTGGTCAACATGCCATTGGAACCAGGCGGATATGGACTCCACCGTGGCACCAGGACAATAGAACACTGGGTGCAAATGCCAGTGTTCTTTTATCCACTTTGCCACTGACCACAGGAACGGTCCCGCGGTGACGGCAAATTCGGCAGTGACTGTCAAAACCAGTCTGGGTACTGGGGTTATCTTGAGTAGCTTCTCCCGTTTTGTGAAACAACGGTGATGCTTCGAGAAACCCGTCCGGTAGGGCACCACTTGGAGGTGCTCCAAGGCACGTTCTAAAAACCGCTTTTGGTTGGCATCGTGCTTGCCGAACCACGCAGCGAATTTTTGGGGCCAAAACGTGGTGGCGTCATCGTGCTGCTTGTAGCTTGTGGGCATAGGCAGCATAGACAACGCATAGAGCACCGACCTATTCAACTGGCCCTGTGTGTACACGACCCGCTGTTTTGGCAGAAGGTGGCGATCGCGTAGGGCTGAGTACAGGTTAATGCTAGTGGTGGCGGGAACTGTGGGCAACGCTCCTGGCACAATGGGTCCCATTTGGGCCATAGCGGGGCGACTAGGGTCGTGGGGCTTGATGGTGGTTGCAAAAGTGATCTGCGCGCCAGCATCAATGGGACCAACAGCCTGGGGCACCTCGTACCGGGGGCCTAACACAACTGGCCCATCTGAGGGCATGGGCCAGTAGTAGGAAACGTACCCAGCTGTGTACACAGCGATTAGTGACATGGCGGAGGGACCGAGAGTTGCCGAGAAAGACGGCAGCTCAAAGATCGCGACGGTCATGTTCCACATCATGTGCATGCACACGGCCTTCCAAAAAGGTAGACCGCGAAGGTACCAGTGCAAACCTGCTACTACAGGGGCAGCTATAATGGCGGTGGGGCCATAGTTGGAAAACTTCTCAAGTGTTTCCACTGCAACGAGGATGTAGTAACCGGCACACGGAATATCTCTCAGATTTAACCTCTTCAAAGTTTCCTCGAAGAAGATCTTCCCGAAAAACACCCATATAACGCCGGTATGCAGGGCCGCGCGGTAATACCAAGCGTTCCTAAGCGTCTGAAGGACCACCATCTCCCCATTCAGGTGGTACCGGCATGGCGGCTCGTACCCGAGACGTCGTAGCCAGTAGGCGCTGCACTCTGGAAACGTCATAGCGTACGCTTGGGAGCCTAAGCTCACAATAGTGTCTTGAGCGCCGTTCCACCAGTGCCACGCGGCGCTTGATATGGTGCGTGTAGGAGGCAGTTGCTCTCCAGGCCCCAACCACGACAACATAAGGCTGGCGACAGCTAAGATCAGCAGTGAGCCTAGCACAGCAATTTGGTACGGGTAACGCGAGATGTAATTGCCAACGTTGCCGGCAAACACTCGTAGCTGCGCATAGGAACGCTCGAAAGTCGGAGTGGTCAGAAAAGATGTCAAACTCCTCGGGACATAGTTTAACATCGCACGAGCGCGATCCATAGCCGGGAGCAAAGGCTCGACGCTCTGTTGCCAAGCTCCCACCTCGTTTAAAAGGTTGCCAGATAAGGCCAAGGGCACCATGGTTGTGACACTTTTCAGTGCCTCCACGGTGCTCAGGCCGAATGGTCGCAACTCTCTTGAAATGAGGGACCTAACTGCTGCGGTTACTTGAGGACCACGCGGCATGTACGCTATTTGGGCCATAGCGTTACTCAATACGGACTTGGGTATAAACACACCTAGCGGGTCATCGCGATCAGCGACGAGGTAGTCTTTGACGCAGTAAACAAGCACTTCTGCGGGGTTTCCGCGGATGTGCACACCAGAAGGGGGATTGTCCGGTGAGAAAGCCATACGTAGAGGGCCTACGTACGTGCGATCCATTGCTACAGCCGTCATGTCGGGGAAGTGAGGGGGCACCTCGACATAGGGACGCTCGTCAAATTCGAAGAGGTAGGCAGCCAAATCCTTCATTTGTCTTACCATTGTGGCTTTGAATCGGTTGCCGATCTGGTCGGTGTACCAACCCGTGGCCTGGTAGACAGGGAAAGGATACGTGAATTGTTCGTTGGAACTAAGGTCTCGAACAACCACACTGCCGGTTCCGGTTACATACAACAACCCTTCAGTGTGCTGAGGGTGGTCGTCAGCTTCCAGTTCCTCCTCGCTTTTGTCAGGACTGCCAAGTTCTTGGCGGGCACTCTGCACGCGGTTATCGACGACTATGAAGCTCGTCTTACCGTGTGCCAGTGCCAGCCGGGCAGTAACATCAATGGGATACTCTGGCTTGGTGAAGTGCACATACGTCCTGCCATCAGCGCAGTCGCAGAAATCCAACACGCTGTGCATGCATGTTCGGCCGCCGTAGTAGCCATGGAAATCTTGGTTGATACGACCGTACGTGTTTGGCAAGATGTCGCGCCCGCCGATGTGTTCCGGGTTCAGGCCAACTGTGTACAGTGGGCCATGATCCAAGAGTAGGCGCGATAACAAGCAAGAGCGTGCTGCAAAGTGCATGGGGTGAGGGTGGGTTCTATCCCCGGCTATGAGCGTCACGCCAATGTGGCGAGCAGCGGCTCGCGTGGCTTCTGACACCCAAAAGTTAACACGCACTGGTTGGAGTGCGGCCCGCTCGCCTGGGGGGAAAGGGACGATAGGAGCATCGTCAGGCCCCACGTTGCCATCCGGATCGAGATGAGCTATTTGTGCCATTAACACGGCACGATGCATCAAATCGTTCAGATTTTCCTGTGGTGCCGCCAGTTGGGCGCGGCAGATTGGACAACGATCCAGTGGGGGTTGGGCAATGTCTATGCAGACACCGTGGAAACGGTGCCCGCACGGCAGTGCTCTAATCACTGGGTAGTGACCAATGAGGTCGTTTAGACAGATAGTGCATCTGTCAACGTCACCTCCAGGTCCGGGTGGTTGTAGTGCTTGCTCCTCCTGATCAGGGACTTCAGAAGGAGCACGGTCTGATTCTTCTTCAGGGCCGGGGTTGATTGAGGGGTTCATAATAGAGCCTGAGTCATGGGATGACGACGCATCTGACGTTTGCAGTTCAGCAAACGCCGATTGCGCGGCAGCTCTAATGGCGCCCCTGATGTGTGGTAGGACCACACACCGATTGGCACAGTCGAGGATGTAGCCGTTTTCACTGCAGAAGTACGACTTTCCATGGACATGCACCTGAATCATCCGGCGCTTGGCGATAGTGTCCTCCCAGTCGGAATCAGTCATTCTGGGAGTCTTCGTCTCGAGCTCTTTTCGTTCTAGGTCGGACGTTGCGCGCACCCAAAGGGGCAGTGTGCGGCGTTGGATCATGTCGTTGATCGCGCGTTCTGCTACGGAGCGGAATGCGGTGATCGGTACCGCGCTATCGGACAGCGGCACGCGATGATCTGGTCCTGTGAGGAAGAGACGGTTTGCATTGAACGTTAGCCATGGGTGGCCGCCACCTTCCACCAGGACTAGCTGGGGACAAGCGTTCAATGACGTTCGCGGAAGGTTCACGACCGGTGGCGGTGGTGAAACGATCGGCTGGTCGACTAGGTTTAAATCACCGAATCCGGGTAGTTCTGGAACGGTGGGGGCGGGATTCCTAATCAGAGGGGGGCGGCGCTGCAACTGCGAGTCAGCAGCGCTTGTGGGCTCATGGGCCTTTTGGTCAGGTTCGGCACTGACGTCGCCATGTGGGTTTAAGGCCTCCACATTGGGCACGGGGTTTGTTGAAGGATTCAACGAGGTCGTAGCGGGTCGGGTCTGCTGGGGGCATAACCAACCGTCTCACACCCGCAGGCATGTCGAATGCGCCGGATCAGTGGGGCGGACCCCACAGTCCCACTCTTGGAGTGGTTTTCATGCATCATCCTGCGTTAGTCGGACGGCACCAGTCGCAGTACTGGGGTATTGCCGCCGCCGTGTTGTAACTACCGCCTCTATGCCCGGTCGCCTGGGATGGATTACACAACGTGTGCACTTGCCACCACTTTAGGTTGGACACGGAATCAAGATTCCGATAATCGGGTCTAGGCATCTTACACGGCCGCTCGGTCACGTCTGACATCGTCTATCGGCTTGAGCTAAGCCGGACGAATAAATAACCCTGGCGTTCGTCAACGCCGGGGGATCGCCGTGTGAAAAATTACGGCTTCCGGGTGATGGCCACCCACCGAGTCACGGTCAACAGCCAGTCAGAAAATCTGCTTCTTGCTGCCGTGACTGCGCGCCAACGGGGTTGTCAACGGGACAATCGTCTTGGCTTCAGGAGTGCTAATCCCGTTACCTCCGCTGGTACTTACCGATGGCGCGCAAGCCCAAGCTCTAAAACAAGGTGGGGC